GGGCAGAGCCCCAGGATCGTGTTGCCTCTTTCAAGGCCAAAACATGTATTTTAACGTCCAACTTAGTTGGACACCAGCCTACAAATGTAGACTTGGTTAGACCTCCTGTCGGAGGTGACCCGAACTGGGTCGTCAAACACGGAATCGCTCCGTGGGAATCCGTCGTCGAATTCCGTATAGTCCACGTGCAATATTGCACCTGGGTCTGTGAGGATCTCTCCGAGATCTTCAGGGATTGGATCGAACCAACCTTGGGGTTTCAGACCAGCTAGGTCCGTAACCCGACCCGTCAAATAGATTAACGGGTCAATGGCGCACACTACGGTGCCGTTAGCCCGGGTGTTTAACACCCGGACGATTTCCAAGCATAGCTTGATATCTCGTGTGACAAGTCCCACGAACCGAGGGATATTTTCCTTCGGTAACATCGATATGATGTAGGAGTCAGACTCCATGAACAGGTTTAGCCTGTCCATAACCTTTGCAGGCAAGGGTTCTCCTGTCTTAATAAACTGGAGTATCGAATCCACGTTGGACTCGGTGAAGGAGACATTTCTGTCTACCCATCCGGCAAACAGTTGCCTAGCTGAGGTAGGAAGCCATTCCTGCCTCGACGGTCCAATTTGAATCGTCATAGGGTCGAGTGACTCGACCTTCTCCTTATTGATATAATAAGTATCCCGGTTATTATAGCTAAAGCCGGGGTTCTTCCATTCTCGGACGAACTTCTCCAGGTCTATCCTGGGATCCTCAGTGTAGCCAGACTGAGGCGTTTGATCAATCGTTAGATCAAACTCTCGAGGTTTGAACCCCTCGAGAATATCGCGGTAGTAGAAACCGCGCGCCACCCTCATTATAGTTTTGAGGGGGGTCTCCACTTGTGGGAGTTTGAAGGTCTCTAAGAGTACCTTCACCGCGTCATCCCGAATGGAGATGACCGCGTCCTCCGGGAGGAGGGCCCTAAAATTTTCAATTTTAGGCATAAACACATGGTGTTTATGGACAGTACGATCTGTATTGTCCGACCGCAGGAATCTATACCCGTAGTCATTGTCCATTAGTTGGGACATCCGGAAAAGTGTTTCCCGGGCGTTGCTGGATTTATCAGCAATGCAAGCCATCAAAAAGATGGCAGATGGGGGAAAAGCCCCATCTCCCCCAATTTCGATTGGGGTGTACGGTGACAACGTGTCACTGTCTGTCGCAACAAGTAAATGTTGCAAGAGCCCAGCCATATCGAAGTATGGCCGGGCGGTGGGCGCATTAATGTGTGCCCACCGGGTCTCCTTACCAAGTAAGGAGAACCTCCCGATGTTCGTCATCGAGTATGAGTCCGTTTCGGACTTTTCGGGGATCAGAAGTCTGATCCTTGGGTAGTCGATATAAGTCAAATCGACTCCCCGCCTCATCTGCACATGCAGGGCTGAGGTTGGTCCCTGAGGGACCAGGGTACCTTCTTCGCAATAGAAGGCAAACCTAGACGAGATATATGTATCATCGTCAGAAACCATAAAATCGATCTCCCTGAGTTCTTTAAGAACTCGACCCAACTGCTCACGCTGGGTCGATAGTGCGATGATATCATCGCCGACTATCGAGTACGCACTAAGTGCGGCCTTACGGAGGCAGTAATCTACTGCTACCGTAATGATGACTTTTGTCATCATATCGCCCATGAACCATCCACGGCGTTTGACAACAAGCTTATACTTGTTGCCTTGGGGTATGAAGACATACCTCTTCCCGCAAAACAAGGTTTTTGCGAGTACAATGAGCCCCGTAGGGGCCCCTGGGTAGCGGAGTATCTCCGCTATCACCTGCCATATTTGACGGGCGACCACGGGGTTCCCGTGGTCTGTTGCTTCCGACAAATCGGTCGAAAGTGCAAAGACCTCACCTTGTGTGAGGTCCTCCCACCCCCTGTCTTGGGGTGAGAGTTGGTCCCTCAGGAAATTCCAGAGGTGACGGCTTGCTTTCAAGCCAGAGATGACTCCTCGTCCTCTCAGCTCAGGCATAAGTGCGTGAGCTACCACACCCATTATTAGTTGGTATGGAAAGGGCGCGACTGTAATTGTTCGCGCCTTTGAGGGCTCACTAACCACGTGAACCCTCACCGTCCGAACTTGTGTCGGATGGCAATGGACCGTTTGAATGGCCCAATCCAGCACATCTTTGGATGTGCTGGGCCTCCGAGGGGCGAACTCCTCGTAGGACAGGTCCTCGTAGTTGTAGGACCTGGTTAGCACAGATGACTGTGCCAACCTTTGGAGGAACTTAGTTTTTCCTCCCTCCTGACGTGTAGATTCCATACACGCAGTTGACCCGACTGAGATTCGGGTCAGGCCTTTAAATCCATTAAAGGTCTTGCAGGTCTCAAATAGGACCTGTGGGTTGAGGATTCGTGTACCCTCAACCCCGGACGTTATCGTCCTCTCGAATTTCTCGAGGGACTCCTTCATCATGGAGGAGTCCGCCATTCCCGTAGCACGGGTTTGGCACCACAACAATAAATGTGTGGCTTTCCGATGCTCATTAGCAACGGGAGCGTACTTCTCGAACATTTTGAGGTACGGGACCATATCACGGTCCACGCAGGGTCTCCTGCGTTGTGCGAAGGCTTTCCGAATTTCCTTCTTGCATCTCTTCCAGCGTTTCTGGAAGAGGGAGTAATTGTTTGCACAATTCTCCATGGCCCACTTACAAAGTGAGTCACAATCAGACTCGATCTGCTTGTGGTCTCCTGTGAGGGGACCGCTACCGATAAGTATCGGCAGCACAGCCGCATTTGCGGTGTAGAACCACGATTTAACGTGGCCCATCTTACCTCTCAGGAGGAAAGAGCTCAGCTTCCTTTGGAAGTTGAGAGACATCTTGTTATACAAGTTGTTGACCAGTATACGATACTGGTCCGGACGAGAAAACTCGCCCAAGTAGCGGGGACCACCTTTTATCCCCAGGTTTCTTAGGTGCTTGGCACCAATCCTCCGGATAAAAATATCCGGGCTGGATCTTAGATCCAGATAATACTCCTCCGTTTTGCGGAGGAGGGTGGAACTTGGTTCCACCACGATCCTGGGCCCTGCCCTTCCGATAGTAGGAAGAGGGGGGGCCCAGCGAAGTGTCGACATGTGATCGACG